GACTTGGATGGCGCAGTCAAACTTTATAACAACGATGCTCAAAAACTACAAACCACCTCTACAGGCATCGACGTTACTGGCGTTATCACCACAGACGGTATGACTACCTCTGCTGACATTAACTTTGGTGACAGTGATAAAGCAGTGTTTGGTGCTGGCTCTGACCTTAGTATATACCATACTGGCGGAGCAAGTTTTATTGAAGATTCAGGAACTGGTAGTTTAGTAATAGAAGGAACAAATTTAAATTTAAGAGCTAATGATAATTCACGATATTTAGTTGGAACCGATGGGGTAGGTGGCTCTACTGTTTTATATCACCCTGATGGGGATTCAGCCAAACTTTCCACCACCTCTACAGGCATCAACGTAACGGGTACTGTGACTGCTGATGGTTTGACTGTGGATGGTAGCACTACTTTAAATAGTTCTGGTGCGAACACATTAACCTTACAGCGTAACAGCGGCTCCGATTCTAATACTGTTGTTGTTTTTAATCAGGCTACAGCCGATTCCTATATAGGGGTTGACTCTTCTAATAGCTTCGTTATCGGCGACAATGTAAATTTAGGACTTGAAAGAAGAGCGAAGTTTGACCAAAACGGAGATATCAGCTTCTACGAAGATACTGGCACAACTGCGAAGTTGTTCTGGGATGCGTCTGCGGAGTCTTTGGGTATTGGTACTACTTCGCCCGGTCATGCTATAGATGTTTCTACAAGCGCAACTACTTGGGCAGGAGCAATAAAAAATACAGATGCTACAAATGGCTTTGGTTTATTTGTGCAATCTGCTGAGTCAGCCTCAAAAGCTATTTTAGGCGCTTACAGTGGAAGTTCTTATAAGTTTTATGTTCGTGGTGACGGCAACGTCGGTATTGGTACTAGTTCGCCAAATACAAAGCTAGAAATTGCTTCAAGCACAATGGGCGATAATTTTATTCGTTTAAATGGAGAAGCAAGTAGCGGAACAAACTATGGTGTCACACTAGCTAAAATTCAAGCTAATTGGATTGGTGACGCCAACTGGGCATCTATTAACTTTGAAGATGAAAGAACTTCAGGTACAGGTTCGCATAAATCAGGAATTAGCTTTACAACACGAACAGGCAATAATGCTGGCTCAGAACGAATGCGCATTAACGCAGACGGCGACGTCGGTATTGGTACTAGTTCGCCAGCGTCTTTAGTTAGCGGAGGCTCTAGCCCAGTTTTAAGCATTGGCGGTACAGACGGCGGTCTTACTACAGGCGAAAAAGCTGGCTCACTTAGCTTTATTACAAGCGATGGTTCTTACACTGGCACATACTCTGATGGTATTACTGGAGAAATTGTTTCTATTGTTGAAAGTTCAACTGGTGCGGCTTATGGTTTAGCTTTTTATACAGGAACAACAACAGGCTCTGATAGAGGCGAAAGAGTAAGGATTGATAAAGCGGGCAACGTTGGTATTGGCACTAGTCCGTCTTATAAATTAGATGTTTTCGGCTCTTCTGCTGTTAGCATGGTACGCACTAATGACACAACATCACCCACGCTTGGCTTGTTTGTTAATTCAGGCTCTAACGGTGTAGGCACTATTAGTGTAGACAACGGCGGTCACATGACGTTTGACACTGGCTCTACTGGTGCGGGTCAAGCAGAACGCATGCGCATCGACTCTAGCGGTAACTTGTTGGTTGCAAAAACCTCTGCGGCTATAGGCACAGTTGGCGTGCAGTTGGAGGCGGCTGGTTCCATAGCGGCTACTAGAGATGGAGGAACCACAATTAGATTTAATCGCCTAAATTCGGATGGCATACTTGCAGATTTCCAGAAGGATGGCTCTAGCAAGGGAAACATTGGTGTTGGTAGTGGTAATGCGTACTTTGCGTCTACTGCATTTGGAATAAAACCAACCAGTATTGGATTGTTACCAACAAATACGACAGGAGGCGCACAAAACGGCTCTTACGATATAGGCAGTAGCTCCTATCGCTGGAAAGACCTTTACCTGTCAGGCAACGTGACTGCTGATGGTTTAAATATTGCATCAAACACAACTAACGCTTTTCAAATGACGTACACGGACACCACGCCAACTACGTCACAGACTGCGATGTTTTTAGATTACAACGCTTCAGGTAACGCAACTCTTGACGCTGATTACACGCATCGCGGTATGTACATTGACATGGATGTGAGTTCTACGGGTGGCAACACTACCAATGAGTATAGAGCCTATGGTTTACACGTAGACGTAAGGGGAGCAGGCGACACAGACATTCGGTATGCCGTTTATGGTTATTCAGAAACACAACATTCCGCTGGGACTGTAACTGAAAATGTGGCTGTTTATGGCTATGCTGTGGCAGACGACACAAGCACGGGTCACACAGGCAATAATTATGGCGGCAAGTTTCTAGCATACGGTTATAACACTGGCACAGGTGGGACAACTAACCACTATGGTGTTTACGGAAAGGTCTTGCTTACCGCCTCCAATGATAAGAACACAAACAGCGCGACGGGTGTTTATGGCGAAATCGAAATAGATACCAGTGGGGCCGCCACGACACTCAATAACGGCTACGTGTTCCTAGCGCAGTTTGATCAGGACGCATCAGACACAACCGTGAATAACGGCTATCTGTTCTATGGTAACTATGCTGGCACACTGCCAACAACTGCTTACGGCATTTACATACAAGACGCTGTACGCAATTACTTTGCTGGATTTATAACCACAGGTGACGGTAGCGCATCTGCACCAAGCTATTCGTTTAATGGTGATACAAATACAGGGATGTTTAGCCCCGCCGATCATACATTAGGTTGGGCAACTAACGGTGCAGAAGAAATGCGCCTCACTTCTGGTGGCGATCTTCATGTAGACGGCAACGTCATTGCATATTCGACCACTATTTCGGATCGTCGTCTTAAATCTAACATTACTAACATTTCTAATGCGCTCGACAAAGTAGGCCAGATTAACGGCGTAAGTTTTGTGCGAGACCACAACGGTGAAAAAGCCGCTGGTGTTGTAGCTCAAGAGATTATGGAGGTGTTGCCAGAAGCAGTTAAGTCTCAAGCACTACCCTTGCAAACAGGTGATGACGAATCTGAATACTATGTAGTTGAGTACGATGCTGTAACAGGTTTATTAGTAGAGGCTGTTAAAGAACTTAAAGCTCGTGTTGAGGCGTTGGAGTCTCAGTAATGCCTTTGCAATCTTCAGGACAAATTAGTCTTAATGAAATACACATTGAAGCAGGTGGTTCTTCTGGTACGGAAGTAACAATAAATGACACTGATGTTCGTGCATTAATAAGTGCATCATCAGAATCAGAAATAGAAATAGCTGATTTTTATGGAGCCAGTAGCGCGTGGGTAGTTACATTAGTAAGTAGCTCAAGCTCCTATCGAGGAATACTGCAAACCATAGCGCCTACAACAGGCTGGACATCGCAGTCTTATCTAAACAGCGGAACAATTACTGACGATACGTTTGACCCAATTGCATCTCAAGGTATTGCTTCAACTTCAACAGTATCAACACCAGCAATTATCAGAGATATGTTTACCAACAATCAGCTAACACAAACCTTTTTTAGGATTTGGGCTGTAACTGAACCCAGTGATTCTGGATGGACTACAATTCAATGCGAAGGAACAGGCAGTGATACTACTGACAACACGCTAAACAGGACAGATGGCAATGCGTTTTATAACTCAAGCTCTGGTTACAGGCAGTATCGGTGGGGAACTTCTTCTTCACCTGTAATTTTTATACCAGCTTTTTCTACAACGTATACAATAACGGTGGTGTAATGGCGATTACTTGGAAAATTTTACACATGGATAGATTAGCTACATCAGACAGTCGAAGTGACGTTGTAAAAAATGTATTTTGGTATTGTTCTGATTTAGATGCAGATGGTAATTATGGTTATTGTTATGGAAATACGCAGTTGCCTGTTACGGAAATATCAGATGATAGTTTTGCATCATATTCTTCCTTAACAGAGGCAAATGTTATTCAGTGGGTTAAAGACGATCTTGCGGCTAGTACGCCAAATGTTGATGGGCCTAATGAACTGACTATTGTAGAAAACTGTGTAACAGATGGAATAGCAAACCAACAATACACACTTAGAAATCAGGGAGTACCTTGGTAATGGCTACTACGATCAAACTTAAAAACGGCTCTGGCGCACCAACTGCTTTAGCTAAAAGTGAACCAGCTTTTGACCTAACTAACAACCGTCTTTACACGTCATCAGACACAAGTAATACAATTGTAGAAGTAGGCACAAACCCTAGCACTTTATCTATTGCTGGTACTGCGGTTACATCCACGGCGGCAGAGTTAAACTTGCTTGATGGATCTTCAGCAGGAACTGTAGTTAATAGTAAAGGAGTTGTTTACAGCGGGGCTGGGCAGGTTAAGGGCACAACACTAGCTCTTGGTAGTTGGGTAATCGAAGAAGTATCAAATCATTTGATTTTTAAATACAACGGAAACGCTGTGTTTAAAGTTATGACTACTGGCGCTATTGTTGCTGAAGGCGACATTACAGCGTTCGGTACAGCCTAATGACTCTTCAATCTAGTGGATCAATAAGCCTTGGAAAAATTCATGGTGAGGCTAGTAATTTGGCTGGATCAACTCTTACGTCAACAGTATCTATTAATGATTCTGATGTTAGAGCTTTAATTAGTAAAGGTTTTCTTGCTCAGTCTAGTTTTTCTGAGTTTTATGGCGCTCAGCACCCATCTGGCGGTGGTGGTATGGAGCCGTAAATGATTGATCCTGTTACTGCTATTGCTGGAGCCTCTAAAGCATTTGCTATGGCAAAGGCAATGGTAGAAGCAGGAAGGGCTGCTGAAGACACTATGATGCAGATAAGTACTTGGTACGGACACGCATCAGATGTCATCTACGCAGACAACAAGGCAAAAAGAGTATCACCTTTTAAAAAGGTTGTATTTAGGAAAAGCGTAGAAGCAGAGGCTATACAAGCTTTTGCCGCCAAGAAGAAGATAGAGTCACAACAAAGAGACTTGATAACTATGTTGAACTACGCATACGGTAGTCAAGGACTTTTAGAGTTTCGTGAACTAAAGAAGAACATAGCAAGAGAAAGAGAAGAAACGGTTTATAGACAACAAGAACTAAAGGAAGCGCTTGTTAGTTCTTTTGCTATAGTGACGATGACAGGGCTTTTAGCTGGGTTATTAATGTTTATTATAACAGGTGGTAAGTAATGACTAGAACAGAGGAATTGATAGCTAGGCTCGAAGGACACGAGAAGGAATGTCTTGTTCGTTACGAAATGATTCAACGTCAACTTGATTCGGCAGGTAAGGACATTACTGTCAACCGTCAAGCTATATTTGCTCTGTATCCTTTTATTCTTGGTGCATTAGTATTTGCTGAGTACATACGATGATAGAGGCGCTTATAGGGCCAGTTACAGGCTTACTAGACAAGTTTATACAAGACAAGGACCAGAAGGCAAGGCTGGCACATGAAGTCGCTACAATGGCTCAAATACACGCTCAGGAGCTTGCTACAGCACAGATAGAAGTTAACAAGGTAGAGGCGGCGCACAAGTCCTTGTTTGTCTCTGGATGGAGACCTGCTGTTGGCTGGTGTTGTGTACTAGGTATGACCGGTAACTTTATGGTTATACCGTTTACTAATTTTATTCTGGCATTGTTGGCTATTGAAGTAACTATACCGCTAATTGATCTTGAGACTATGATGCCGGTCTTAATGGGTATGCTTGGTCTTGGTGCAATGCGCTCGTATGAAAAAACCAAAGGCGTATCGAGGGAAAAATAAATGGCTAGAAAAGCTAAAACAGGAATGCTAACAGGTAAAACAGATAAACCTGCTATGCCTACAAAAGATACAACACCTCCTGAGACTGGCGGTATTAAGCCTATGCGAGATGTTAAAGGCGATAGCACTCCTTCTGAAATGACGTTTACTTTTTTTGAAGGCGCAGAGCGTGGTGACGCCAGCCCAACCTCTTTGTACGGTAGTAGAGAAGCTGAACAGTTAACTGAAGCAGAGCTACGCGCATACTTTGAAGGTGACACTGTAAACCGCTTGCCTGAAGTATTTGGTACGTTTGATAACTACCTTGCTTACATGACTGAGCGTGAAGGTTTAATTCAGTCCGGTGATTACGACGTAGGTAACTGGGACGAGTACACCGGGTCGTTAACTGAAGATGACTTAATGATCCTTGAGGGTGAGGATTTGACTCAGTACGGTGACGATGCGTCATCTACTTATGAAGAGCTTTATGGAGAGCGTACACAAAACCAATCTGCTGCTTATGAAAACTGGGTTAACTCAGAAGCTAACCAAGCACTGCTACAGAAGTACGGTGTTAACGATACGGTTTATAGTGAGACGGGTGATACTTTTCGTTGGAATGGGTCTGCTTATGTAAAGACTGTTAACGAAGATCATGCTGGTCTTACTGACTACGTTAAAATGGCAATGGTTACTGCTTTGACGGTAGGCACAGGAGCCGCAGTAGCCGCAGTGGCCCCAGCCTTAGGCACCGTTGGCTCTGCAACTTTAAGCAATGCAATTACACAGGCAGTTACTACAGGCAGTATTGACCCAGATCAATTGTTGCAAACAGCCGCAACAGCAGGTTTTGGTCAAGCTCTTAATGAAGTTATTGGTCCTGCTTTGTCTGAAGCTATGGGTGGCCTTGATCTTTCTAAAGTAACAGGCATAGAAGAAGTAGACAATGTTTTAAACGCTATGGGCATGACTGCGATACGTCAGGGAGTGTTTGACGGCAGTTTAGACATGGAAGGCATTGTAGCGTCTGGACTTATAACCGGCGCTAAAGAGCTTGCTAATTTTATAATGGGTCCTATTCAAGACGCTATAAAAGCAGGTCAGCCAGTAACAGAAGAGCAACGGTTAGAGGCATTACGGTTAGGACAATCAGTTGGCGCAGACGCTGAAGAAGAAGTCCTAAGAAACATGGAAAACACTGTTAACGAAGCTCTTGCAACGCAACAGTCAGAGGCAATGACTAAGTCTCTTAATGCCATGCAAAGCAATCTTCAGTCAATTTTTGAAAATGTTTATTCTGTAGACACCACAAATATTACCGGCCCTTCTCTTGAAGATTTTATGGCTAGTTCTGTAGATGATGCTGACTCGGAATTAACAGACACAACAGCAGATTTAACAACGGAGGATCAAGATTTTTTAGACACCGAAACTTATCAAGACTTTGAACCTGAGTACAGAGAAATAACAAACCCGTTTGAAGGTGATCAATTAATTAATGGTGTTTATTACAACGAGTCTGGTTTTCCTACAGGAGTAAGTCCAGACGCTACTCCAGAACAAATACTAGAGCAGTTTGCTAGTGATAAAAACGCTTGGGTTACAACATCAGGGCAAGCAGTTCACGGTCTTCCTCCAGAAGCTGTTGCTATTTTAATGCAAAAAGCTAAAGCAGGAGCAGGAGGACTTGAGTCATTAGGTACTTTTCTTACAGAAAACAATTTAGTTTTAGCTCAAGAAGAAAGCGGTGCTTACATATTAATTTCAGGAACTAACACTGAAACAGGGTTTCATAATAGTTTAGATTTAGATGCTTTAGTTTCTTTAGAGCCTCCAACAGAAAATAATTATCTTCCAAACCCACAGTCTGATAGCAGTTTAGATCCTTTAGATACAAGTAATGTTTCTGATGAAATTAAAGATATACTAACTAATATAGAAGAAGCTCCAGACACTCCTTTAGATTTAGACATAGAAGTAGAGCCGGTTGAATACGAGTTTGAACCAGAAATAGAGCCAGAGCCTGTAGAGCCAGAGCCTGTAGAACCTGTAGAGCCTACAGATATAACAGATACAACAGATCCTGGCGATGCTGGTGTGGGTACGCCTGCTGTAGATACAGTTGTTGGTGGTATGTTAACTGGACAAGAGGCTCCTACTGATCCAGCTCAGCCACCTGTACAGCCACCGTCAGGAGACACTACAGGAACTACACCAACAGACCCCGGTACAGGACTTGAACAAGGCGCAGATGTTCCTGCTGGAGCTGACACAACTACAGATACAACTACACCGTCATACGAACAAGGTAGTATGATAGGAGATGCTGAAGGTTTAATTGAGCTTGCGTTACAAAGCGGAGCAACTACAGAATATTTACTTGAAAACTATCCTCAATATACAGATCTTATTAATGAAATAAGCGGAAGAACAAATACTCAAGAAACTGATGCACCTATTGTAGAAGAATTGTTTGATGATATTTTAGGAGACGCAAGAGAAGACGCAGCCGTAGCTGATTATACAACAGCAGAAGAAGTAGCTGATATTGTTAATCAAATTGTAGCGAATACTCCTAATGCTGAAACACTTACACCTGAGCAAGTTAATGGTCTTGTTGAACAAGCTATTTCAGAAATACCTCAAGCAGATTCATTAACACCTGAACAAGTACAAGCTGTTGTAGAGTCTGCTACGTCCAACTTAGAACAAGGTGTTGGTCAACAAATAACAGATGTAGAAACAAGTCTTCAAGAAGCTTTAGCGGCTCAAGCGCAAGGACAAGCAAGAGCCTTAACAGACGCTGAGGCAAACTTGTTATCAGAAATAACAGGCGTTGAAGCAGGAGTATTACAACAACTATCAACAGTAGAAGGTGCTTTAAATACTCGACTAACTAACTTAGGCACTGACATTAGCGGGGTGCAAGAAACAGTAGCAGGTGTTGTTACTGGACAGACAGAGGCAGCAGAAGAACGTAGAGATTTACAACAAGCTATTATTAATGTTGGTGGAGATATTGATGCACTAGACGAACAAACTAGAGAGCAGTTTGATCAATTTGGTCAGAATGTTAACGACTTGTTTTCTGATGTTAATGTTGATATTGAAGGACTGCAAGAAGGTCAAGTTAGTCAAGCAGAAGCTCAAGCAGAGTTTGAGTCTAGTGTAGCAGGTCAGTTTGAGCAAGTAGGTGGTGAGCTTACAGGTATTCAATCAGACATTACCGGACTAGGCCAACAAATCGGTGGTGTTGGAGCAGGTCTTGAAGGACTTGGTGAAGGCATTGCAGGATTAGGAGAAGGATTAGGTGCTGGCTTGTTAGGACTTGCGTTACAACAACAACAACTACCGGAACAAATAGCAGCAGCTATGCCACGGCAGCCTGTAAAGTTTGATCCGTTCTTAAAGGGACTATCACCTAGAAAAATGCCTAAGCCATTAAAGGTACAAGGAATGCTGGTATGACATATTTAAATCTTATGAACAGTGTACTACGCAGACTTCGTGAAGAAGAAACTACGTCTGTTACTAGTACAACCTACGTTAAGATGGTAGGTGATTTTATTAACGATGCTAAAACATTAGTAGGTCAAGCTGCTGATTGGTCTGCGTTACGTGAAACTTTAACAATATCAACTACTGCGTCAGATAACAGTTATTCGTTAACAGGTGGTAGTGACAACGTAAAAGTCATGTCAGCACTAAACGACACTCAGAATTGCTTTCTTGAATACCAAACAAAAGATTGGTTTAACGACTCACTCTACATTGCTAATGCTGTAGAAGGTGCGCCTAAGTACTACACCTACAACGGTCTAGATTCTAATGGAGATACTGAAATCCTTGTTAGCCCAACACCCGATGGTGTCTATAGCCTTCGATTAGATTTAGTTAAAAGACAAGCAGACTTAACAGCTAACACAGACTCATTACTTATACCTGCACAGCCTGTAATACATTTAGCTGTTGCTTTGTTAACTCGTGAACGTGGCGAAACAGGCGGTACTTCTACTGCTGAGTACTTTACTATTGCTAACCAGTACTTGTCAGACGCTATTGCTATTGACGCGGCAAAGCATCCTGAAGAGATGGTATTTAGGACTATCTAATATGGCTCAAGAACTTCAAAGCATTAATCTTGTAGCTCCGGCGTTTAAAGGTATTAACACCGAAGATTCGCCACTAGCTCAAGATCCGTCGTTTGCAGAGATTGCAGACAATGCCGTGATTGATAAGCGTGGTCGTATTGCCGCACGTAAAGGCCACACTGTTGTTACAACAAACAAAACTGTCCTTGGTTCTGGCTCACTGCGAGCAATCAAAGAGTTTAAAGATGACGCTGGAAACACTAAGATTTTTTCAGTAGGAAACAACAAGATTATTAGCGGTACGACTACATTAGTTGATGCAACTCCCGGCAGCTACACAATTAACGCTGATGATTGGAAGCTTGTAGATTTTAATGACAAGATTTATTTTTTTCAACGTGGGTTTCAACCTCTTGTTTATGACAACGCAAGTAGTGCAGTAGCTACTTTAAGTTCTGTGTCTGGCGCTAACGGATTGACTAGTGCAAAGTACGGAAATGAAGTTTTAGCCGCTTACGGCAGGCTTTGGACAGCAGACTTTAGTACAGACAAATCTACTATTTACTGGTCTGACTTATTACAAGGCCATATATGGACCGGTGGATCTAGCGGTAACATAGATATTTCTAATGTATGGCCTGACGGATACGACGAGATTGTAGCTTTAGCGGCACACAACAATGCGTTAATTATCTTTGGTAAACACAGCATTATTGTTTACGAAGGTGCTACGTCTCCTGCGTCAATGACATTAGCAGACACTGTAGCAGGAATTGGCTGTGTTAATAGAGATACAGTTCAGTACACAGGTACGGATGTGTTGTTTCTTTCGCACACAGGACTCAAGAGCTTTGGCAGAACAATACAAGAAAAATCAATGCCGATTAGTAGTTTGTCAGGAAACATTACCAAGGACATTATCGCGGCTTTGCAGAGCGAAACTGAGTTCTTTAGGTCTGTTTATAGCCCAGAAGAAGGTTTCTATCTACTGACGTTTACTGGTCAAGATATGACGTACTGTTTTGATGTAAGAGGTACGTTAGAAAATGGATCATACCGTGTTACTCGTTGGCCTTCTACTAACTTTACAGCGTTTACAAGACTTACTGATGGAACATTATACATAGGTACTAGTAACGGTATTAGTACTCATACAGGTTATACCGACAACAATGTTAGTTACAGGTTTAAGTATTACAGTCCTAGTCTGACATTCGGTGATAGCTCAAGAATAAAGATTTTAAAGAAACTTAAGCCTACGTTAGTGGGTGCTAACAACGCAACAGTATTTATGAAGTGGGCGTATGACTTTGATACAACATACGCTACAGCAGAGTTTACAGTAGGTACTCAGATAACTGGGTTCTACGGTGAAAGTGAGTATACAACAGTAGAGTTTACGGGTGGACAGTTAACAAACCAACGTAGTCTCAACACAACAGGATATGGAACTAGTGTACAGGTAGGTCTTGAATCAGAAATTAATGGCTCATCTTTATCGCTACAGGAAATTAACGTAATGGCTTTGATAGGTAAGCTACTTTAATAGGAGACAACAATGGTTGTTAATAACTCAAGAGTTGGTGCTTTAGGCTCTGGTCAAGGTAGCGGCACTATGGCTAGTAGCTCAGGTGGCTTTGATCAATTTCTTACCGGTGCTGGTAATGTTCTTGGTGACATCTTTGGAGGAGTGCAACAAATAGGCTCTGCTATCTCACCAGCTATGCCAGCTATTGCTGGGTCTTTGCTAACTAAAGAAGCATACGACAGACTCAGCAACGTAGGTGACACAGCTTACCAACGCTCTATGGATCTTGCAGA